TCATCGCTTCTCTCCGAGCGCAGGACCGCTGTTACCCGTGGGCCACGTTACCAGTGCGTCCCGCCGAATGCGGAGTGCTTTCCCGATGCGCGCGACCCCCGGCACCTGTCCGAGCCGAATGGCCTCGTAGAGCGTCTTTCGGTTCACTCGTAGCAAGGTGGCGGCCTCGTCTACGGTGAGGAAGGCGGGGTGCATTTCCGGGCCGTTGGAGATGGGCTCGGACATGGCTACCTCGGGAAGACGCGGCGGGGTGCGAGGCGACCGAGGGCATGAAGCCCGATGCCGACGGCGTCCCAGACGTTGTGGTGGAGGGTGGCGGCGATGGGCAGCTCGACGCGAAGATGCTCGGCGGCGTCGAGGCGCTGTTTGATGCGCTCGATGAACGCGTCCGCGTCGACGGTGCCCTTCCAGTCGCGCGGGTACACGCTGCGACGACTGGCGACGTTCGGCAGGAAGCCACCGAGCATGCCGACGACGCCCGCCAGTTGGATGAGGTCGTTCTGGTCGCCCTTCTGGTGCGCAGCGGCGTAGACGCGAGGCGTCTCGATGATGAGCTGGATGGGCTCGTCACCCACGCGGGGTCGGAGCCACTCACGGACCGCGAAGGCCATGGATGCCCACGAGGCCAGTGACAGCTCTCCGTCCTGGCGCTCGGAGATCTTCGGCAGCCCAGCGGCCAGGAGTGACGCGCGTTCATGCACCGGCACGTCGAACACAGCGACACCGCAATGCCGGAGGCCAGGGTCGATAGAAACGAGCTTCGCGGCTCGGTGCTCGGGGGGATTTTGGGAAGGAAGTGTTGTGCTCACACCTTCCTTAATGGGGACGCTTTCCTCAAGTGGTTCAGAAGCGACCTACGGAGATGACTGCCCTTCGCGACTTGGAAATAGGGCATCGCTTGGCCAGTCTTTGGGCACCTCCACTGCTGTGGCACGAGGTCGAGCAAACGACGGGGCGAAGGGATATTGCCTCAAGATGCTCAAGGCAGATACTGTAATAAATGAAGCCAGAACAGGAGAAACGGATTTGGATTTCCCATTCACATGCCTCAAGTGCAACACAGGCAACCCTCAGCCATATGTTGATGACGGGAAGTACTCATTCCAATGCACATGTGGGACGAAGAATGCAGCCGTGCTCCGAAAGGAAAAATTTGAAGTGCTTTTTGACTTTGGTGCGCTAGCTTTTTTGGATGGCTATCATCGCGAGGCGGTTGCAAATTTCGCGGCGGCCTTTGAGCGCTTTCTTGAGTTTTTTGTCCGAACCATCTGGAGCGAGAAGGGGCTTGATGATGCAGCTATAGAGCGTACTTGGAAGTTGATGGCGAGTCAGTCTGAGCGCCAGATTGGAGCGTTTTCTGCCGTGTATGTTTCTTTTTTCGGGGAGTCGCCAGACTTCCTAAAAAACGAGTCACTTAGGGTTGACTTTAGAAATGCAGTTATTCACAAAGGAAAAATCCCTACGCGTGAGGAGGTTGAGAAATATGCCGCGAACCTGTTTGAAATTATCAAAGCCCAACTGATGAAGCTTGGTGCGGAGGCTGGGAGGAGTCTCGGAAGGAATGCGAGCGTTCTTGCACGCGAGCATGGAGCATGGGCCGATAAAAATGGGCATGAGTTCTGCGTCTATGCCTTCGACGGCCTTCTGGGGGTCGCACGCTTCCTGCCTTCTTCGCTTGAAACAGAGAGAGAGGGAGAGAGAATGGGCGGCAATCAAAGGCGTATCGAAATCTACAGCACGAAGCTGGGCTTTTCTGCCAGCCTTGCCGCAAGGAGGATGTTTCTGGAGGCATGTTTTGCTCGTCCTGCAATAGCGCCCCCATCTAAGTAGCTTTGCTGTTCTCGGATTGAGTCCATATTGATAGCCGCCCCATGCTGTCCCTCACCGTGGCAGCGTCCTTCGAGAGCACGCGCGAGAGTGCGGGCTCGGCCTCGATGGCACCCGCGAGGTCCGGCGTCACCTCGCGCATCGCTTGCCGCATGAGTTCCGCCATGCGCTCGGCGGCATCGTGGAGCCGGTTGGGGGAGTCCGCGCGCAGCTCCGCCACCAACTCGTCATGCACCATGAGGACGAGGCGCGAGCCCCAAAGAGGGGAGCGGCGGTCCGCGTACATCTCCCGGGACACGCGCCAGGTTGCCAGCTTCGCGCCCACGGCACCGAGCCCCTGGAAGGGCGTGTTGAGCCACTGGGTATAGCCGCAGCTGCCCCGGAGGATGTTGGCGCCCGGAATCATGACGTCCACGAACTGGCCGTTGCGGGTGTACGCGCTGGCGCGGCCGAAGAGGACGCGTTGCTCGGGCCACGCGTCGAGCCACCTGTCTCCGTAGCGGCGCGACACCTCGACGCACGCGGCGCAGACCATCTTCACCTTGCCCTGGACGCGCACGGGGACACGCTCCACGCCGCACGTGTCCGCCACCTTCGCCAGCAGGCAGAACCGGACGCCGTCCTTGGCGCGTGCGTGGTACGCCATCCCGCCGGCTCCAAGGCCCCCGCCCTTGCCGAAGTTGAAAATCTTGGCGAGGGAGCGGAAGGACGTGGCAGTTGCCTCCTTGGCCTTCACGCGCGGAAGGAGGGTGTCGTATCTCTCCCCCAGGAAGGTGGCCGCCGCCGAGGTGTGGACATCCTCCTTGGCCAGCAGCGCATCCGCCATGCGCGAGTAGCCCACGTCCCAGATGGCACGCTGGGCCATGGTGCGCAGCTCCAGGCCGCCGTAGTCCACGGAGCAGAAGACGAAGCCAGGGCGGGCCTCGTGGCATTCGCGCACGCCCCCGCGCTGGGGAAGCTGCTGGTAGTCGCTGGAGACGCGCGTCGTGGACACCAGCACGTTGAAGCGCGGATTGAGGGGGACAGTGGTGCCGGCCTCCAGCTTGCCCAGGTAGGTGGAGCGGTACTTGTCCACCTTGCCGGCCTTGCCCAGTTCCTCCAGCACCGTGTCGCCCGAGTCGAGGAGGGTGTCCCGGTCCGTGGCCACCTGTCCCTCGGGGAATCTGGAGGATGGCGGGGTGACGGGAGGAGCGCCGTTGTAGGCGGTGGTGACGAGCTGTGCGAGGCGCTTGGAGTCCTTGGTGCCGTTGGTGCGGAAGATGCCGGCGGCCTGGAAGTGAGCGCGGTTGGCTTTCCACTCTTGCTCGACGCGGCGGCGCAGCTCCTCGACGCGTCCGGCATCGGTGCGAAGCCCCCATATGGAGGCGAAGTGGAGAGCGAGGGCGGTGCGGACCTGGTCTCCTTCGGCGTGGAGGTTGCCGCCGTTGGCGACGGTGGACGCGGCGCGCGCTTGGGACAGGTGGACGTCCAGCGTGAAGCGCGCGTCGCGTAGCGGGTACTTCACGGCGCCTTCGGGCCACTGCTCCAGCGGCACGCGGTCCAGCTCTCCATAGCGAAGGCGCCACGCGTCGGGGGCGTGCTTGTCGGCGCTGATGTCGAGGCCGAGGTGGCGCCGCACCAGGAGGGCCAGCGGGTATCGGGCGCCCTCATCGTCCCCCAACGGGCGGCCCGTCTCCGGGTCCACACCATGGAGTCCGCGGGCTATGTCCAGAAGGGCCTCGCGGATGGCCACGTCATGGAAGCGGCCTGCTTCGGCGGCGGCGAAGACGGCGTCCACCAGTCGCGGGTCATCCGCGCACATGACGCCCAGGTCGTACGGGAGATTGGCGCCCGTCAGTTCGACTTCCGGCGAGCGGAGGGCCTCACTGAACCACGCGCGAGCCTGGGCGGCGGACAGGAGCTGCTCGCTACCAGCTGCCTCCAGGGCGATGGAAGCGCAGACGAGCGGAGGCGCCAGGAGACCGGGTTGAATCGGGTACGTCTCGGTGTCGAAGCTGAAGAGGGTAGCCACAACACCAAAAGGCCCGTGACGTGGGCCAGCCGTGGCGCCCTTGGGATAGCGCCAAGAAGTTCAGAGGTGAAGGGGAAGTCAGCCCAGGGCGTCAGCGAGCGGCGGCAGCTTCGCGGCGGCGCGCTTGGCCTCGATGGCGGCCAGCTCCGCGTCCGTGGGACTCACGTTGCTCCAGCGGTAGCCCTCGATGACCTTGCCGGGCCTGCCTTCCTTCTCCGGGAGCGTCTTGGGGAAGACGTCGCAGTCCACTAGGAGGAAGGCGCCGGCCTGCTTCGCCTCGGTGAACTTGGCGATGAAGTCCGGAGAGACTTCGTGCTCCTCGGCACCAGCCAGGGCCATGAGGAACGCCTTGAAGCGCCCGCCGCCGTTCTTCTTCGCGTCGGAGAGGTTCTCGACGTAGCTGGTGACGAGGCCGGGCCGCGTGGGCTCGGTGTTGGGCTGGGTCCGCTCCGACGTCACCACCTTCACTTCAGCGATGGCGGACAGGCCCTTGAAGCCGTCCTTGGTGCGGATGGACTGCACCTCCAGGCGGTAGCGTCCGGCCTTGAGGTACTGCGCGCCGAGGGCAGCCTGGGAGGTGGCGATTCGTGCAAGTGCGGCGTTGCTCATGTCCCGTGTTTCCGTTCGAGTGGCGGGACGTCGAAAGGACGTCCTCTCCTTCCTTTATGGGGACGCTTTCTGGGCGTGGCGCACGCAAGGAAGGGTGGGCCTCCACGTCATGGCGCGGCCATCGTTCGCAGCACGTGCCGCATTCTCGCCGCACCAAAAAAGTGCCATCCAGGCGCCAAGTGAAAGGCGCTTTTGCGGCGGCCAGACCGCACTTAGGCTCGACTTGACGTATTCGCCCACTAGGCATTGGGTCGACAAGGAGGGGTGTGTGATTCGTGCACTTGAAGATGACCTCAGAAGCAAGGCTCCCAAGGAATGGGCAGTGGAGGATAGAGAGTTGGTAGTTGTGCAGGTGATACTGTTTATCACGGGAGGACTCAGTATCATTGGGCATGTTGATGGCTGGTGGACCAGATTGGCTGCGGTAGTGGTTGCGTCTATGGCTCCGCTGTCCGTTCTCGCGTGGCGCATCAGGCGAATAAAGACGTCCTGGCGCCTGCGGACAGGGCTGAGAATCGACACGCTTGATGATGTTCAGAGATGTGTTGAGGAGGAACAGGCGCGTTTTGTTCTTGAGCACCCAAGCGTCAACCGGAATGGAAAAATCATCGAGGCCACAATTGCGGCTCTTCGGGCACGCAAGGAAATAGCCAAAAGCACTCCTCTGCTCACTCGGGAGTTCTGGTGCGTCCTGGCCTTCTTTGGAATTACGTTTTATGCCAACTCAATGGGCACACTCTTTGGTCAGTCGCAAATAGAGTTTGCACTTGTTGTTACTAGCATGGCCGTAATTGTCACCACCGTGGTCGCTGTGACGCGCTGGTATGTGCGCGACTTCATAACTCAGCGAGAGACCCTTCTTGGCAGAATGGAGAAGGCCCTGATCGGCGCAAAGGCTTCGCTAGAAGGGACTGGAGAGCTTGCGCCCTGGTGGAAGGGGGCGCGAGTGGCAACGGTTGAAACCGCATCCTCCCCGGATGGTGTCCGAAACCTTCCTTAAAGGATGTCTCACTAGTTGAACTCAACTAGTCAACGAGAGAAGCAGTTTTTGCGGCTGTCCGTCCGTCTGCTGGATGAACCGCGCTCGCTCGCGTGCCGTGGTGAACGCATCTGCGAAGTCCTGTGTGTGCAGGCACACGTCCACCTCGACGCAGGGCGCCTGCTGACCGGGGCGATGCGTGCGCGCGAGCAGTTGTTCCCAGGTGGCGCCGTCGCTAGGCGGTGTCACCACGAGGTTTCGGAAGAACTGCTGAAGGTTCTTTCCCGTGGCGTGCGCTTTGATGCTCGCCACGACGGAGCGCTTCCCCGTCTCACGGATGATGGACTCGGACGCCGCCTTCCCCCCGCCGTAGAACGGCACACCCGCCGCCTTGGCGATGCGCTCGCCCAGCTCCGGATACTCGACCCAGACGATTCCCACACGCGAGCGGGCCCACTCTGCCGCGTCCCTCACGAGAAAGTCCGACACCCAAACGGCCTGGGGCTCGGGCTGCACGGCGGCATGAATCTCCGCCCACTCCGCCCATGTCCCCGCGTTCCAGACGGGCTTGTCGCCCTCATAGGGCGGCGTCATGTGCGCGCGGATGGCTGCCTTGGTGAGCAGTCCCGGTGAGTCGAGGTGCTCGCGACGCTCGCCCTTGAGTTCCTCCCAGACTTCCTTGTTCCACGCCTTCCGCCGCGCGAACCACTTCTCAATCAGCTCTGGCAGCTCGCCCCTCGGGTAGCGCCAGCGGTGGAAGAAACCGGCGGACAGCTGTCGCGCGCAGGCCACGGACTGGAGCTGCTCCTGGAACTGTTCTCCGTCCGGACGCTCGCCCGCGTGCGCCAGCTCGATGAAGGCGAGGAGCTGCGCGGGCACAGGCCCCGGGTAGCGCGGGCGGATGATGAGCGGCTTGTCCAGGGCGCTCTCTTCCGTGGCCACCACGCCGCGCGTCGCGTTGCGACGACGCTGGAAGCCCTCGCGCACGTGCTCTCCCGGCTCGCACAGCCGCTCCAGCGCGCCAGGAGGGGCCACCACCTTGCCCGGGTCCAGGGCTGTTCCCCACTCCTCGACGACGTGGTGTGCGAGTGGCAAGGGAGAACCCTCACCGAGCGCCAGTCGCGACAGGTGCGCGTAGTCCTTGATGCTCTTGGACGCGAATGTGCCGGAGAGTGCCACGAGGCGCGTCCGTGGGTGCTCCTCGAAGTAGCGAAGGAAGCGGCCCGTGCGCGTGGACTTCGGGTCCTTGAGGTTGTGCGCCTCGTTGAGAATGACGAGGTCCGGGCGGATGCGCTCCAGGAGGTTCGTCGCTTCCTGACTGGAGAGCTTGTTGTACGAAACGACATGGAGCACTGGCAGGCCGACGCGGAACCACCTGCCGCCCGCGAGGTTGGGAAGCCGCCAGTGCGCGCCGTAGTAGCTCCATTCGACTTGGAACTGGGGCAGCAGGTTGGCGGGGATGAAGAGGACGGCCACGCGGCAGCCCGGCATCACCATGGGCATGAGGAAGGTTGTCAGCTCCTTGCCGTGGCCCGTGCCGATGGGCGCGAGGAGCCCGCCGACGCGCGCGGCTTCCAGAAGCGCCTGGGCCTGCACCCGCCGAAGATGCGTAGGGCATGGACGCGGCGGGGACATGCTCGCGCAGCTACACGGGCCGAGTGTCGCGCGTAGCTGGGCTTCCAGCGCCTCGATGTCCGCCGCTGTGTACGCGGTGGCGAGGTTCCGCCGAGGCAGGGCGAGGATGCGGCCGAGGTCCGCCGAGTAGCCTACGGGAGAGCGCCCATAGACAGGAGCGCGCTCCTCGGGCGGCGGGGGGCTGGAGGGCGTGGACATGACGCCCAGTCGTTCAAGCAGCCGCATCCCCACTCCCTTCAGCGAGCACCGCGCACGAAGTCACCAGGGCCGCACAAGGGCTCCAGGGCCTCGACGGCGAGTTGCAGCAGCTCCGAGTGGGCGAGGCCGAGGGCCGCGTAAGCTCCCGGCGCGGGCGGCGCATTGCGGATGGCCATGGAGAGCGCGCCCTTCCACCGGCCGAAACCCAGCGTGCTTTCGGCTCCCGCGAATCGCAGGTCCGCCACGCCGCCGGCCTCGCTCACCTGGGCTGCCACCTTCGCCACGTACTCGGACAGCGACTCCGCAGGCATGTTGGGAATGCAGTCCACGAAGAGGCGCAGGCGCTCTCCCTGGGTGCTCGGCGCGGCCGGCGGGCTGGTGACGGGCTCCTGGTGCTCGACGCGCGGCGCGGCGACGGGGACGTCCAGGACCTTCGGCTTGCGTCCACGGCGCTTCGGCGCGGCGTCCGTGGCGATGGTGGGCGATGCGGGCGGCGCGTCCGGGGGCAGCACGGCGGCCACCTCGGCACCAGGGCAGGACACATGCAGCACGTCACCCGAGCGAAGCTTGCTGGTGTTCTCGTGCGTCATGGCCTCGCCGCACCTGTCGCATGTCCCCAGCGGCTCGGGGATGACCTGGTGGGGTACGGTGAGAGGGAGCTGCGCGGCGGTGGCGGGGGCCTGGGTCTTGGGAATGAAGCGGTTCAACAGGGACATGGTGCGTTCTCCTGAAAGGCACTGCGCTTTGAAGGGGCACCCGCCGTACTTCTCGCAGGCGCCGAAGTTGGGAGGCGCGTCGGCGGTGCGCGTGGCGCGGGCCACCTCGCGCATGCGGCGCACCATAGGGACGACCTTCTGTGTCCACTCGCGCGTGACGTGCTCGACGCTCACCCTGGCCAGCACGCTCTCGGCACGCTTCGCGCCGCGCGTCTGGAAGTAGAGGTGCTCCAGCTCCAGCACGCGGACACCTGGGAAGCGCGCGTCGGAGAGGGCCGCCCAGACGCCGTAGCCCACCATCTGCAATCCGGCCTCGGTGCTCGCGTCCACCAACTGCGTGGGCGTCGCCCCGTAGCGCGCCACGTTGGACGAGAACTTGTGGTCCGTGACGCGCAGCACGCCTTCCGCGAGTCGGCGCGGGTTGATGAGGTCGATGTGTCCGATGAACGGGACTCCATCCGCCGACAGGGGCGAGGGCGTGCCGAAGGACTCTTCAACCAGGAGGTCCGCGCCCGGAGCAGGAAGCAGATGGCGCCCAGCCCGCGCGACGTCGCCCAGCACGTCCTCGCCAGTGCGTAGGTAGTGCTCCAACTGCGCATGCCCCTCGACGCCCAGGGCTTGCGCCTTCGTCTCGGGCTCGGGCAGCCGCAGCACCTTGGCGAAGTACCAGCGACGCGGACACAGGCTGAATTGCTTCAGCTGCGACACCGAGAGGAAGTTGAGGATGCCCCCGTCTACTGCGCGACGGCGGGGGCCCTCGAGTTGCGCGGGCGAGTCACTCCCCACGGCGCGCCTCTGCGGTGATGAGCGTCTGGCGGGCCATCTCCAAGTAGGGGGCGTGCTGCTCAATGCCAACGACGGCCCGACCTGCTTTCACCGCGGCGGCCCCCACCGTGCCCGAGCCGAAGAACGGGTCGAGAACGATGTCACCAGGACGGGTGATGTAACGCACCCACCAGTCGCAGAGGACTTCGGGCGTTGCTGCGCCGTGGCCCTTCGCACCGCCGCTGGTGACACTGTTCGAGTTGGCAATCGGAAGGAGGTTGTAGGGTGTGACGCCACCTCGCTCCGCGACAATGTCTGCAATCCTGCCTGGCCTGACGGACAGTCCCGAGGGAGAAACCCGCAGTGCGCGACTCTCGCGCTTGAGCGCCGCCATGGACTCGGAGGGAGTCCACAAAACCGCGTCCTGGTTGCGATAACACTTGGGGGAACCCAGCCAGACGCATGCTTTCACCGACGGGCGCATGAGCCCGTTCTTTCGCTGACAGCTTCCCGTCGGCGGCGCGCTGACGTTCCACCACCAGACGTCTTGAACAAGGTTCCACTCCCGCGACGTCCAGGCCAGGAACTCGAACAACCACGGCCGCATCCTTCCTACATGCTCGCTGTTGGGTTGCAGGATGAAGACGGCGGAACCCGAGGGCTTGAGCACCCGACGCACTTGTCCGACGACAGCGCGCATGAGTTCGTGCCATTCCGGCTCCGACAGCCGCCCATAGTCGCGGTCAATCTCCGGATAGGGAGGGTCGGTGATGATGGCGTCGACACACTCATTGGGAAACGACGCCATGACTTCGTGGCAGTTCCCGGAGAAGAGGGTCGCATGGTTGGAGTCATGAATGGGCGTCACACACTCTCTAATGGGGACGCTTTCCGCGACTGGTTCACGCCAACGCGGTTTTGTTGAGCCGCGTGCATGTCGGGCAGACGAAGCCTAGGACGTTGCGGAATCTGATTTCCCCACGCCCTGTGATGCCCCACCGACGCGCCTTGAACTCGTTGTAGGTGCCTCGGAATGTCTCCCCACACCCCAGGTAGCAGGTTTGGGTGAACTTGATGGAGAACACGTCTTTGTCTTTCATGGTTTGGCCGTCTTGATTGTTGCTACGGGGGAAACTGGATTGAGTCGTGTCGCGCCGTGGCCCAATTGCTGGGGCGCGGTGCGGATGGTTTCTGGCGGCAGGTAGACCCACGTCTGGATGCCGGCAATCCGCCGCTGGGTGCGCTGGAACCCCAGGCGTCGCAACGCGCGGCCAATGTCGAGGCGGACGCCGCGCGGAATCTGCCCAGGCGTCGTGAGGAGTAGCGCGTCGCGGGCCACCAACTCGGTGGTCACCTCGTTGCGCTTCTCGGGCGGCAAGCTCAACACCCACTGGAGAATCGTGTCGTCGGGGCCTCCATCCGACTCGCTGCGCTCCTGCGCGTGTTGCTCCGCGCGCTGGGCTTGCTTCTCTTCGAGCCACCACTCCTCACCCTTCCGGAAGCGCACCACGGCCTCCGCCCAGAGCTGGCCCCTGTCTCGCTTCAGGGCCGCGATGTCGATGTGGGTGCACTTGACGGGCCACCACCGTCGGTAGCCGCTCGAATCGGCGCGCAGGTACTCGGACGAGTTCGTGGTTCCGACGAAGACGCAACGGCGCGGCGTCTTCACCGTGACGCGGCCATAGGGCGGACGGAAGGTGTCCTCGTTGCGCGAGATGAAGGCTTTGAGGTCTTCCGCCTCGGACGCGCGCAGTGTCGTCACCTCGGCAAGCTCGATGAGTGAGCAGCGGCCCGCGAGGGAGGCGCTGTCCTTGTCGCGGATGTTGATGGGTGCATCGCAGAACCACTCCCCCGCGAGGACGCGGAAGGCCGTGGACTTCCGGATGCCCTGGGGTCCTTCGAGGATGAGCACCGTGTCCACCTTGCAGCCCGGCTCCAGCGCGCGGGCCACGGCGCTGATGAGCCACTTGCCGCTGATGGTGCGCAGGTGCTCGGTGTCGCCCTCGGCACCGAAGTAGCGCTCCAACATGAAGTCCGCACGAGGGACGCCGTCCCAGGTGAGGCCCTCAAGGTAGTCGCGCAGCGGGTCATACGCGTTGGTAGTGGCCACCTGTCTCAGAACGTCGCGGACCTGGGCGGCGCGCGGGTCCATGCCGAGGCGGCCGTACTCGCTTTGCTGAATCCAGCAGGCGATGCGGCCATCCAGCTCATCGATGGGCGAGTCATCCGGCAGTGGGCCGCCCGCGTACTCCATGTGTTTCGTCACTTCGTTGAAGCGAATGGTGTCTCGCCACTCGGGAGAGAGCGTCAGGATGGTGAAGAGATTGGCCTCGTTGTTCTTGAGACGCCTGCCGTCCTTCGTCTCGTAAGAGAGCAGCGCGCGCGTCCAGTCCTCTTCCGTGGCGGCAGAGACGTCCTCCTCGGTGGATACGGGCGTCTCGGTTTTCGGTCTGCCTTGGAGTGACGTCCACAACGCCTGGTTGTCCGCGACGCGCTTGGCATCTCCCTGGACGCGGCGTTCGCGGTGTCGACGCAGCTTGAGGATGGCCTCCTCGCACAGATGCGCGGTGCCCTCGCCCCATGCCGTTGCCGCGAAGCAGGGCCGGAGCACCTCCAGGATGGCCTCCTCGGGCGTGGCCGGCGGCAGCACGTGAGCCACGCACGACATGAGAGTGTTGAGCGTGTTGTCCTGCATGCCCACCTCGGCAAGAGGCTCTCCAGACAGCACGCGGCGAATGAGCGCGCTGTGCTCGGGCTTGCGGACGCGGCGCAGCTTGGCGCGCAGCTCGTAGAGGTCCGCCGGCCCCGACTCCACCGAGGGCATGGAGATGGAGGGAGTGGCAGGGACGACCGGTGTTGGGCGCACCGCGGCGAGCAACGCGTCGACGTCGAGCGCGCGGCCCTCGCTGACGTTGGTGATGGCCTCGTGCTCGCCCGAGTGGTTGGGCAGGAAGTAGATGCGCGACAGGTTCCGCGTGTTCGGGTCCGCCGGCATCTCCAGCAGGCGCTCCGCTTCTTCCCGCACGCGCGGCCACTCGGCGGGCAGCACTGGACGCGTCAGTGGGACGACGATGCGCAGGCTGGTGTGGCCAGGACGGTGCCCATGCGTGGTGTGGACAATCGCCGCGTAGCCGTCGAGCTTCTCCGAGGCTCGGACAGTCTGCTCCGTGGACACTCCGTCCAAATCGAAGACAGCTGCCGTGACAGAGTGGACCTCGGCATCCTTACGGAGCGGGCCGATGTCGACGGGGGCCCAGGCCCGTTGAGACAGCTTCGTGGGGCACCTGTGGCCGACGCACGGGGCGCAGGCCGTCACAGCATGCGTGGTGAGCAGCTGTATCAACTCGCCCCATGTCACATCTTGGGACTGGGGTCTGTTGTCCTGGACGCCGTCGAAGAATGCGACTCGGACGCGAGTGTCTCCGACGACAGGGGCGGCACTTCCGGCGGGGGGCTGGTTGGGACGAAGGCTCACGCACTTTCTTATGGGGACACTTTCCGCGACTGGCCCAGCAAGGGCTCACTTTCGCGCCTCGGCACCTCCTTTCGGGTAACAGGGGTGTCACCGTGAAGGTGTCGCCGTCACCAGCTCCGCTCTATCTATCCTCTAGAATCACTGTGGTGTGTCTTTGTCATGTCCTCTGATACCTCAACTTTTCTACACCCTATATAGAGAAGAGTTAGTGACAGTGACGCCTTGTTGGTGACCTCTGCCGGTGAGGAATCCGCAGGCGGACGCGAACCACGCGCGGAAGTTGTCCCCATAAGTAGGGACATGGGCTTTGCGTCTCCCAGCATGGTTGAGACTTTGTGTCAGAGGCAGGCGCTACGTTGCGTCCTGCGAGTCCCCCTCGTCGCGTGGTGCGGCATGCCGCTCGTGCGGGCGTTTCATTCGCTCGCCGCGGTGTTGCTCACAGCACGAGCCATTGTTCTCAGGGTGAACTGGCAGGCGCCTTGCTTAGCGATGCCTTCCCCTTCGGGTTCTGTGTTCCGCGAGTGTTTCACAACGAGGCAAGTCGCAGGGGGCAGTCATGCAGTGCGGTAGCGGGCCAGTGAAGCAGGATGATGTGAAGTCGGGGCGTGGGGGAGCGCGAGTGTCCCGAGAGTTGGTCGACATGTTGGTCCTCGCGATTCGCGGGTGCCGAGCGTCAGGGGACGCTCAGTCCGAGCGCGAGTACTCCGGCCAGCTGATGGACGTGCTGATGCCCGAGCTGCGCAAGCTCGCGTGCGATTTCGACAAGTCGCGAGGCTCCCTGTCGCGGGAGGACCTCGTCCAAGTCGCGGCGATGGAGGCCGTGAAGGCGGTTGATACGTATCAGCGCTCGAAGCGCGGAGAGCAGAGCTTCGCGACGTGGGTGAAGTGGCGTGCCCACCGAGCCATCATGGACCAAATCCGGTTGCACCGAGCGGACGTGTGTCTGCCGGACCGGGCCCAGCGCGGCAAGGGCAAGTGGCAGCAGGCCGTGGACCTCGTCAGCAAAGACGCGCCAGAGCAGGAGCTCTCCAGGTCCGCGACGCGGAAGAATGACGAGAGACGCGCACGCGAGGCGGACAGTCTCGTGTCCGTCCTCATCGCGCATGAGCGGTCCGTCCTGGTGCAACGTGCGCTCGCGGAGCTGGAGCCCCAGCAGGAGGAGCTTCTCTCCCGCATCTACGGCATCGGCATGCCACGCGAGGGGACGCGTGCCGTGGCTACGAGGTGGGGCATGTCCCGTCGACGTGTCGACGAGCTGTTGGCCCAGGCTCATGACGAGCTGCGCGCGCGGTTGAGTGGGAGGCTCCTCTAGTGCCGGTGCTTGTCGCCAGGAAGGGCGGGCCGTGCGCGGCGTGTGGCGCGCCTATCCTGGAGGGTGAGCGCATCGCCTACGAGCTGGCGACAGGCCCACGTCACCTCGCGTGTGCAGACAGGGAACCGGAGCTGCGTCGCAACAGGTACGCGGCCCGGTGCTCGCTCTGTGGCTTCCTGGTGCGCAAGGGACGGGGACGGCTCGACGTCACCGAAACGAGCGAGGGCGGGGCCTTCTTGCACGTCTGGCGGGTGTTCTGCGCGGACGTCGCGGCGTGCAACGCGCGGCTCGCCCAGGTCGCTCGGTGAGATCTTGTCCCACATGCGAAACCTGTAGCTGGACTTAGCGAGCCCCCCGGGTCCGGATTTTGGACGGCGGGCCCTTTCCTGTCTTGCTCGGCGGACCCCCACGCTCGAAAAACTTCGAGAAAAACGGCGCGGGCTACCGGGTTTTGTTCGGCCCGCTGAATGAAAGTTTGAAGAGAACTCCGGACCAGTCGCGGAAAGCGTCCCCATTGAAGGGGATGAATGGCTCGTCCAACAAAGCTCACCCCTGAGTTGCAGGCTGACATCTGCGCCCACCTGGAGCGCGGTCTGTTCCGTCGTGCCGTTGCCGGCCTCGTGGGCGTCGAGGAGCACACCCTCTCGCGCTGGTATCACCGAGGCGCCGGAGAACAACGCGGCCTGTACCGGGACTTCTTCCTCTCGGTGAACGAGGCGGAAGCGAAGTTCATGGCGGGGGCAACGGACATGCTCCAGGCCGCCGCGTCTCACAACCCCAAGCACGTCCAGTGGCTTCTCTCGCGTCGATTCCCCGACCTCTACGGGAGGCGCGACAACGTCGAATTGCAGGCGCCCGAGGACAAGGCCGCCGACGAGAAGGCCCTGCGCGAGCTGCTGATGGAGCGCCTGGGCCGCTTCCTCCCGGACGCGCCCGAGCCCGAGGCGAGCGCCTCCAGCTCCACCGACGCAGACGAGGGGGACGGCCATGTCTCGTGACTCTCGGTGCTCGCGTTTCTCGGTGCTGGTGGACCACCTCGCTCCTGATGAGTCTCCTGCTGCGTTCCTGGTGAAGCAGGCACGCACCCGCCAGGGACTCGCGCGTCTCTTCGGTCGGCTCACCCATCCGGAGGTGGAGACGCTCGTTCATGACTTGGACTTCTGGGCGCGCCGCGAGCAGATGCCGCCGGCCTCGTTCGCCACGTGCTTCATCATGGCGGGCCGGGGCTTCGGAAAGACCTGGTCGGGCGCGCGCTGGGTGATTCAGAAGGCCCGCGAGGCGAAGACGATTGGCGCGCTCATTGGCCCCACGGCGGCGGACGTGCGCGACACCATGATTCGCGGCTCCAGCGGCATCCTCGCCTTGTCGCCCCCGTGGTTCATGCCGGTGTACGAGCCCAGTAAGCGGCGCGTGACGTGGCCCAACGGCGTCTATGCCATCTGCTACTCGGCGGATAAGCCGGACCGTCTGCGTGGCCCCAACTGCGGCTGGGCGTGGGGGGACGAGCCCGCCTCCTGGAAGCATGAGATGGCCGCGCTGGACCAGCTCCCCATGGTGCTCCGCATTGGCACCGCGGCGAACCCGCCCCAGCTTCTTCTGACAGGGACTCCACGCCCGCTGAAGAAGCTGGAGGAGCTTCTCTTCTCCGATGCGGAGACGAAGGCGCTTCGGGCTGGCGTAGTGCTGCGGACGGGTTCCTCGTTGGCCAACCGCGCCAACCTGGCGCCCAGTGCCGTGGCCACCATGAAGGCCCTCATGCACACGCGCTGGGGCCAACAGGAAGTCCTCGGCAAGCTGCTGATGGACGTGCCGGGGGCCATCTTCGGCTCGGCGCGATGGGGCCGCGTGGAGGCGGACGCTCACGAGTACGCGCGGGCGTTGGACAGGCGCATCGTCTCCGTGGACCCTGCGCCCACCAGCGAGACGGGCTCGGACGAGACGGGCATCATCGTCCAGGGCGTGAGAAACAGTCCGCTTGTCGGGACGGATGGCGCGTCACTCAAGCGCGTCTCGGTGCTCAAGGATGCCAGCCTCCGGGGCTCGCCGCGTGAGTGGGCAGCCTCCGCGATTCGCGAGTACCTCGCCTTCGGATGCGACGCCCTGGTGGCCGAGGTGAACTCGGGCGGGGAGATGGTCGAGACGACGATTCAGACGGTGGCCTCTGAGATGGGCGTCCACGTCAACGTGAAGCCCGTCCGCGCTCGCGAGGCCAAGTCCAAGCGCGCCGAGCCGGTGAGCGCGCTGGCGGAGACGGGGCGCATCGAGCTGGTGGGCACCTTCCCGAAGCTCGAGGCCCAGCTGTCCAAGTTCAGCGGCATCAACGGCCGCCGCGATGACCGGGTGGATGCCCTGTTGTGGGGCGTCCACGAGCTGGTGTTCGCGGATTCCTTCTTCTGTCTGTGAGGTTGGCGATGGGCTTCTGGGAACGGATGAAGGCGGCGGTGGGCCACGAGCCGCGCAAGGGGACAGGGCTGGAGCTGTCGCGCTGGCAGCAGGCGCCGCCGCGTCGCGGGACTGCGCAGCTCCTCTCCGCGTACCGGGAAATGCCGTGGCTCCGCGCCTGTGTGGACGTCGTGGCCGACTCGGTGGCGGGCGTGCAGTGGCGTGTCTACCGGCGCGTTCAGAAGGACGGGCAGCCCGTGAAGGACTACGCGCTGCGAAGTGCGACGCGAGAAGTCCGGGCCGGGCGACTGAAGGCGATGCTGGATGCGGGCGAGGCTCAGGAGGTTCCGGACCATCCCGTCCTCAAGCTGCTCTCGGACCCGAACGACCATCTTACCGGACGTAGCGTGACGAAGCTCGTACAGGTGTACCTGGATTTGGTGGGCGAGGCGTTCCTGGTGCTGGAGCGCGTGGGCGGTGTGCCGGTGGGCTTCTGGCCAGTGCCCCCAAGCACCGTCACGCGGTTGCCTGCGCTCGATGTACCTCGCGAGCAACGCACGTACACGGTGACGGTGGGCAAGGTGTCGCGGGAGATTGCGGCCAGCGACGTGTTGCACCTGCGCAGCTTGGACCCTGAGGACCCGCTGGGGCGCGGCATCGGCCCGGCCTACGCGCTGGGGGACGAGCTGGATACCGACGAGTACGTGGCGCGGTTCCTCAAAACGTCCTTCTGGAACAACATGCTGCCGCCGGCCATCGCCTCGATTGAGGGCCTGTCCGACGCGAACAGCGCGGGCGCGAAGGCATTCAAGGAGTCGCTGGCGCGCGAGCACCAGGGGCCGGACAAGGCAGGGAAGCTCCTCATCACCAGTGGCAAGGTGACGTTTGCGCGCCTCGACACGAGCTTCAAGGACATGCAGCTGGTGGAGCTGCGGCGCTTCCTCATGGATTTCGTGCGGATGACGTTTCGGGTACCGCCTGAAATCGTCGGAGACATCTCCAGCTCGAACAAGGCCACGGCCTTTGCTGCACGGGAGAACCTCGCCGAGCAGGCGACCCTTCCGCGCATGGAGTTCCTCCGCACTGAATATCAGATGCGGCTGATGACTCTGCTGGGCGACGACGGGGCCATTCTCGATTACGACAGCCCCGTTCCAGCCGACCGCGAGCACCAGCTCCGCGTCATGGGGGCTTTGCCGGAGGCATTTTCGTACGATGAGTGGCGAGAGTTGGCGGGGCTACGGCCGGACCCCAATCGGCAGGGGTATCCGTTGCTTTTGCCGGGACAGTCGCCATCTTCCGGACGACTAGCGAAAGTTGGGGATGATAATGGGCTCGGATGACGACACGGCTTCCCTATGTGTGCAATGACTATGTAATCCAATAGAATGCGCCCAGGAGGGCATGTATTTAATTTGTGTATCAGCAATGTTCATGCCTTATTTGTGCTTGTCGTGGAGGCTGACTTGTCTGTCGGTGGACTAGTAGAAGTATTGTCGGCCATCTGTTCACGGCCGGGAGCGACTGACACCTCTAGTTCATGAATCCAAGCCAGAAATTTGCGTCCCTCCTGAGAGGCGCGTTGGATGTCGTATTTTATCCCCGGGCGAGTATAGTCTTCGACGAATCCATAGAGCTTCAGCGTGGGTATGACTTGAAAATACAGCGTCCTCATTGCCTGATCCGTCCCAGTGCTGTTGTTTATGCCAGTAATGATGTGGTTTCGATACCTTAAGACTGCGGTCGCAATGCTAATTGTCTCTCCATTTAGGTCGAATTCCAGTTTGCTTAAGGCTTCGAATACTCGCAAGAATTCAGCACTCTTGTCTTCCGGCTTTGGGGTGTTTGCGACCTTGGCTTCGAGGGACGCGACTTGCTTCCTAAGGTCTCTATTTTCCGCAACCAAAGCTTTTAGTTCGGTAATCGTGTCGGCAGCGTCCGGCGTCTCTGTCGCTGGCACCCATCCTCGCTTTGGATTGCCTTCGGTAATTTCCTTGAGAGACATGTGTATTGCCAGCTTAATCTCGTTTCTGTCGTTGGCGATCTTGCACATCTTTTTCATGACCGATGATTTGAATTTCTTCAGATGGCCTGGATGCTCTTGCTCGAGTGCATCGGCCTTTAGTTGCGCTACCTTGTTGTTAAGTGCGGCTTCGCCAAGGACGACTGCGAAGTGAGGCAATCCCTTTTCAATAGCGCGTTGGTACTCGAGCTCGGTGTACGACTTTTTGCTCTTGGGCTCGATGGTGCCGTATCGACCTCCGAGGATTAAGAGAAATGCATCCGAATCGTCTATCCATTTCTTGATTGCTTCCAGTTGGCTTGTGCTTCCGGCTGTGAAGAGTTCCATTCCCGCAGGGATGTGACCGGCTTCGAGGACTGCTTCAACAGCGGCTTGTCGTTCGTCCCGGAGGTCCTTAAAGGTGGAGGAAATAAAGACGAGCAGCTTTCTTCTCATGTGAGACTCCTCTCAGGTGAGCTTCGATGTGCGACTATGGTGGGAAGTGGTGGGCATCGTGCATCAGTAGTCTGGAAGAACGAAACGGCCGGCACAATAGACCGCCTGATATGCGGGATGCCGGGAATGTGAGGGGCGGCGTCAATGAGAATGAAAGCTCGCCGACCTTCTTTTTGGGGTGGGGTTTTTGTGACTCTGCTCCGAGCCATTCGCGGAAAGCGTCCCCATAAAGAGAGGTGATGCCTGCACCTCTCTCCAGAGCCCGCTTCTTCACAGTCCAGAAGGACGCCCCAGAGCCGGCCAAGGGCGCGCCGAGGCTCCATACCTTTCGCGCCAACGACGGCGACTTCGACCGCTACAACGACCGGTTGAGCGTCCAGGGCTGGATGCTGGACGCCTTCAACGCCAACCCCGTCGTCCTCTACAACCACGACGACGGCTCCGGTGGCTTCTTCGGCACGGGCCGGAAGGACGTGTTGCCCATCGGCAAAGGGCGCGCGTACGTCCAGGGCGATGCCCTTCTGGTGGACATCGAGTTCGACCAGGAAGACGACTTCGCTCGGAAGGTGGAGAGCAAGGTCGCACGCGGCATTCTGAATGCCGTGTCGGTGCGCTACCTCATGCACCGCTACCACGAGAACGAGCGTGGCGGATTCGACTGCGAGCAACAGGAGTTGCTCGAAATCTCCGTCGTCCTCATTCCGGGCAACCAGCGCGCAGTCCGGGTGAAGGAACTGGCCGACGAGCGCGCCGCCTTCATCCAGGACGTGGCGAAGGCGGTGGTCGCCACCCTCGATGAGCGCGAGCGGAGCAAGGCCGCGCTCCCTCCAGCCCCCGACGTCAACGCCCTGGCCAAGCACACAGCCGAGGCCCTCTTGCAGCACTTCAAGGAGATGCGATGACCCCCGAGCAGATGCAGGAAGTGGCGAAGTCCCTGGGCCCTCTCGTGGCCGCGCAGCTGATGGAGCAGGCCAAGGGCCAGCGTGACGGGCTTGCCGGCTTCCTCGGTGCGAAGTCCAAGCCCGAGGACAGCCAGGTCCCTGGCATCCTGAAGAGTCTGAGCGGCTTCGGCGCGTACCTGAAGGCCGTCGTCAACGCGGGCCGCAACCCGACGCGGGAGGCGGTGCTGGAGCAGGCCAAGCGCTTCGGTGGCGCTGACGTCCAGAAGGCGGTGCAGGAGAGCGTCTTCAGCTCGGCTGGCGTGCTGGTGCCGGTGCAGGAGGCCGGGGAGATGATTGAGTTCCTCCGTCCTGACTCCGTCGTCCTCGCGTTGGGGGCGCGCACGGTGCCGTTCAAAGGCGAGTTGCACTTCGGGAAGAAGACCGGAAGCGTCACCTTCAAGTGGATTGGCGAAGGCGAGAAGGTGGAGAAGTCGCAGCCCTCGCACGGGAAGGTGGTGCTCAAAGCCCACAAGGCGATGATTCTGGCCGACATCTCCAACGACCTCTTGCGCAACCCGGCGGTGGGTGACGCGGGCGTTGCCGAGGACTTCCGCGAGGCGACGGCGGATGGCATGGACGAGGCGGCGCTCAACGGTGACGGCCAGGGTCCCAACCCGAAGGGCGTTCTCGCGCAGATGGAGTCCTCGCATTCGAAGGCCCGGAGCGGGACGAGCGCGGACCACTACCTCGCGGACGTGGACGGCATGGTGGAGGACGTCCTCAAGGCGAACATCAAGCTGCGGCGTCCGGGCTTCCTGCTGCACCCGACGCGGGAAACGGCGCTGCTGGGGCTGAAGGACGGCGGCACGTGGATTTTCCGGGACGAGATGCTCAACCGGGGCACGCTGCGCGGCTTCCCCTACAAGGCGTCCACGCGGATTGCGCCGAGCCGCATTCTCTTCGGCACGTGGGACCAGCTGCTCTACGGCGTGGACACGGAGCTGGTGCTGTCCGAGCACGACGTCCGCGCCGAGTACGACGAGACGACGCTCCGGGGAATCTGCCGAGGGGACTTCAAGCTGCGGCACGACAAGGCGTTCTCGGAGCGCAAGGGCTACTGAGGCCGCGGAATCACCAGGAGACACGACATGCACGCGAACACGCAGGACTTCCAAGTCTTCTACAAAGCCGTCGGGGTGGCGGGTGGTGCGCTCACGGCCGGCGGGACGGGCGACGCCGCCGAGGTGACGAGCGGTGCTGTGGACCGCAACGGCTTCGACTCCGCGCAGCTCCTCTTCTCGGGAAGCACCAACTGCGCGGCGGGCCAGACGCTCAAGGCCACGGTGAAGCTGGCCGAGTCCGAGGACGGGACTGCGTTCGGCGCGGACGAGACGCTGGCCAATGCCGTGACGGTGGTGGCCGGTGGTGCCGCGCCTCAAGCCTTCTGCCTCCGGGTGGACTTGCGCGTCGCCAACCGCAAGCGCTTCCTCCGTATGAAGGTGACGCCCGACTTGTCGGCGGCTAACACGGACACCGCGCAATGGGGTGCGGCCCTTGTTCTTGGCGGCGCCGACGAATTCCCTGTGCGGTGAGCCATGCCTTCAGCTGCGGACCTCTGTCTTGCCTCCACTGTCGCGGATGACTTGGGCATCCCCGCGTCTCCGCGCGTGGAAGTGCTCGTCACGGCCGCAAGTCGCGCCGTGGCGGGCTACTGCTGCCGGGTCTTCGAGCGGGGCCTGGGCCTCGTGGAGTACCCGGCAGGCTACGGGCGCCCCCTGCTTCTCCTGGAGCGCCCTCCCGTCCTGGCTGTCTCCGGCGTCTGGGAGGCTGGCAACCAGGTCTCCGCTGACGAGTACGAGATTGCCGGCGGCTTGGCCGCGTCCGGCATGTTGAGGCGCAGGCGCGGCGTGTGGCGGGCGACGATGAGCATGGGGGGGGGCGTGACGGGGATGCTCGGTGACTTCCATGGAGACGGTGGCGAGGATGGGCTCCGCGTCGTCTACGACGGGGGCTACGTCACCCCAGGACAGCAGGCGCTCGACGGTGCCATGGTGGTGACGCTCCCCGAGGATGTGCAGGAGGCCGCCGTCCTCACGGCCGTTCAGCTCTACCGCTCGCGAGGTGTCGACGCCATGGTGGCCAGTGAGTCGATTGGCGACTGGAGCGTCAGCTACTTCGCGGCCAAGGCAGAGGGCAAGAGTCCCATCCCGGGTGCCGCGCAGGCTCTCCTCGCGCCCTACGCTCTGCATCGGGTGAGCTGATGGCGTCGCCTTCAGACAGGTTCCGTCAGACCATCTTCTACGCCCTGGTGATGGGGAGGGATGCTCACGGCAAGCCAACTCTGGGACCTGTGTCCCCTGTGCGGGCGCGCGTGCAACCGAGCCGACGACTCATCCGCGACGCAACCGGCAACGAACACCTTGCCTCGCACGTCATCTACACGGACGCGGAGCTGACCCTGCTCCACCGGCTCTGGTTGCCGGGAGAGGACAAATCCGACTTTAACCGTGCTCGGCGGCCGGCGGCGGTGGACGAGCTGGTGGACGGCGCTGGCGTGGTGCGCTTTCGCAAGGTGTGGCTGTGAGTCGCGACCTTGCTGCGGAGCTGGCGGCGGTGCTGGAGGCGGCGGGCCTCGGATTGGCGCGGCCTCCCTCTCCTGGGGCCAACCTCTTCACTGCCCCCATGCCCGAGGCGGATGGCGGTGTACCGGATAGGGCCGTGGCGTTGGTGGTGACGGGCGGCGCTGGGCCACTGCCGTACCTGGGGCTGGGACGTGCGGCGTACCTGTCCCCTGGCTGTCAGGTGCGCATCCGTTCGGCGCGCGAGACCTTCCGAGAAGGACAGCAGCTCGCGTTTGCTGTGTTTGAGGCCCTGCACCAGTCCCTCGGCATCTCGAATGCCAGCGTTCGTGCTGAGGAAAGTGCACCAACCTATCTAGGGACGGACGGTGCTGATAGGCACCGTTGGTCTCTTTCTCTTGTTGTCGGGTATAGGAGTTAGTATCACCAGAGCGAATGTCGGTGCGGGTCGATGATTATGGAGTGGAAGTCTCAATCCCATTTGAGCTGGCCCATCGCAGAATGGCGTTTCTTTGGGAGGTGTCGAAGTAGTCAGTCATGAGTTTTCCGCTTTGCGAAAATCCCATGAACCCCGGGATTCCTATTTGCTGAAGCATGTCGGCCATTGCTCGCGATGCAATCGAGAGGCGCTCGCCTCCCAACTGTGCCGATGCCTCGATGTTGATCGTATGCCGGCTCGGAATGAAATCTCGGACAATGCGTCGGGGTTGCTCGGCTCCGGATTCTCCACGACGGAAGATCCGAACTCCATTCCTCGCTCCACGCGTCGCGAACGTGACAATCAGGATTCCATCGCCGATGGTGCCGCAATGATTTGTTGCGTGCTCTGATAGGAATACGAGCTGGTCGTGCAGAGACGTCGCAACTCTTTCGTCAATTGCATCCCAGAATCGTTGATCGTTGTTGAACCATGAGACCATCTCTGCGCAGTAGCCCGAGCCGTCAGAGTGTAGTTCTGCTTTTCTGAAGTCTGCGAGGCCGGTTTCTTGGTCTGCGTCAGTTAGTGTTACTCGTCGAAACCCAGTAGTGGATTGTCTCCAGGGTAAGACACCGCTTTCAGCGTGTCGCATGGTTCGAACACGGAGGGCGTTAGCCCACGAGAGAAGGCTGTTCTCGGTTTCGTGGGCAATCTTCATTGAGCCAGATGTATTCGGGACAAGAGCAAGTACCAGAAAGAGCCCGTCGCTACCTCTTGTTGGGATGTAGTCTCCTTCACGGAGAACATTGTTGAGCTTGTCGATCTGCGATTCTGCGGCTGCGAATCTGTTTCGGTATTGTTCTGCGATTTCATTTTCGGACAGGATTCGACTTTTGGCGCCATCTCGCTGGTAATAACGGAGGCTCTCGCCAACGCGGACCGCATGGGGCGCCCATTCGCTCTTAGGAACCGTGATGATATACACTCCTCGCGATGGCTCGGTGGTACGCCCTTGGAATTTGATTTCGACGTTTTGTATGAATGGTGCGATCAGTGAGGCTAAAATCTGCCTCATTCTGAGTATTTCGGGTTCGCTATGGGCGATGTGGCTTATTGTTGTGGCGATTCCGTTGCGTTCCTCGACGCCGAGAATGATGATGCCGCCTTGCGTGTTTGCCATCGCTGAGACGTCTTTGGCGAGTTCGCGCTTGTCGTCGTCTCGGTTGCCGTAGATCTCAGCCTTGAAGTCTAGATCTAAATCCTCTGCGACTTGGGTCGATGCGAGGGTCTGTTCAAGCCCTTCGATGGAGATGTTCTCAAGTGTCGATCCAAGTACCGCCTCAACTCGTTGTAGGCGCAGCAATGGCACAGAGCCTCCTTGTGATGTGCGCGAAAGTAGCGAAATCCTCATGGCCAGGGAAGGTGATGGAGGGCTGCGGTTGAACTCGGCAAGTCCCCGACTACGCTGTGACCATCCTCGGAAAGCGTCCCCATAAAGAAGTAGTGGGATGCCTGTCCGAGTCAAAATTGACGTTGTGAAGTTGGAGCGCCTGCGCCGCTCCCCCGCCGATATGCTGCGCGCGCTGGATGTTCCGTGCCGGGACATCGCGCGGCTTGCCCTCGACTACTCCCTGTTCCTGGTGCCGGTGGGCAAGGACGCCTCGGACGGCCATCTGCGCGACACGGCCTTCCTGGACGGTCCTCGTTACAACCTCGGACCGCCCCTCTCCACCACGTGGACAGCGGGCTACACGCACCCGTCCGCCGGCCCCATTCACGAGGGTTGGCACTGGGGCGCGCCCATCTTCAACCCGCCGTCCCACTTCCTCCGCAAGTCCTTCCGCAAAGCCCGAGGAAGCGCGCGCCGCCGCGTCGCCGCCGTCCTCCAGGACTTCCTCGCTCGCCGCTTTCCCGCGCACTGAAGGAGACACCCATGGCCCAGCCCCGAGAGGCATTCTTCGACAAGCTCTACATCCGCGCCACGGAGACAGCTCCCACCGAGGTTGACGCACTGGACGGCGTCACGGAGGCCCCCGTCAATCGCGCCAAGGACACCGTCGACACCAACTACTTCGGCAATGACGGCTACAAGCGCAGCAAGGGCACCCTCAAGTCCTTCACCATCCCCCTGGCAGGCCACATCCTCAAGGGCAGCGCGCCTCAGAAGGTGCTCCTTGACGCCTTCGAGTCCGACGCCACGGTGTTCTTCACCATCATCGAGGACGAAGCAGCCCCCGTGGGCAGCCAGGGCTACCGCTACCCGGTGACGGTGACGTCCTACGAGGAAGGGCGCAGCTCCACGGACGTCGTCACCTTCTCAGTCACTCTCAACGGCCAGGGCGCTCCTGTTGCCGTGTAGCTGGCCATTGCCTTTCACCTTCGAGGAGACACCC